AATAAAGGCTACTTGTGTGCAGTATGCTGGAGTTTAGATGAGTTTATGCAAACTATTAACAATTATTATAAATTGTGAATAAAAAAACTAATAAAATAATTTAAACTAACAAAAAACCTTAATTTTACACTATGGCAGCGAAAACAACAGATGCTTTTTACTTTGCAAAGGCTTTACTTTATGCTAAATTGAGTAGAGATTACTTTGATTTTATAATTACAGAAACCGGAGCAACTTACGGAGCTAAACAAACTTTAAAAGGTTATACCGGTAGGCTTGATTTTATTAATAGAGATTTACTAATGAAAATTACTCATGAAGATTTTAGAAAAATGTATGAGATTGATTTAGCAAATGCCGGAGCTATTGATAGTATGGCTAACAACTATGTAATTCTAAACGAAGAGAACAGAGCAAAACTTGAGGAATATTCCGAACAACTAATAAAAGAACAAAATAAAAAACAATAACTATGTCAGCACTGGTAAATTTCAGCCTAAAGCAAGAAGATGGTACATATAAGTACTATACTGCATCTATTAACGATGAGCAAGATAAATATGGCAATAATGTTGCTATAAGTTTACAACAAACTAAAGAGCAAAGAGAAGCTAAAGAAAAGAAAGTTTATGTGGGTAATGGGAAAGTGGCTTGGACTAATGGGAAAATAGAGGTTGCAACTAAAAAAGAAGAAAACTTACCTTTCTAATGAATAAAGAGCAACAATTACAATTTGCAAGAGATATATTCAAGGATATATTAGACCTTTTGGAAAGCAAAGGCGATGACTATGCAAATGAAGATAGATTAAGCAATTTTAAGGAAACTGGGATGTTATGTGGCACTACTGCATTCCAGGTTTGCCTTAATCAAATAGGAATTAAAATATCAAGAATTGTCAATTTAATTGGCAAAGATGCAAGAAATGAGAGTATGAAAGATAGCTTACAAGACCTTATAACATATTCTTTAATTTTGTCAATGATCCACGAAGATGAGGCATCAGATAATAACTGACCTTTATAATTCAAGAGAATTAAAAGACGTAATCTCTAAAATGCAGCCGGAGCATTTACGAGATGAATTGCTATCCGAAGTGATGTTAGTAGTATGTAATCTTCCAGAAGAGAGATTATTCCAAATGAATAATGATGGGTATCTCAAATTCTACGTTATAAGAACAATTTTAAACATGATCAAGTCCAATGATAGTACATTCCATAATAAATTTAGAAAAGTTTATGAGGAAGTACCTAATATGGTAGAAACTCCAAGTGATTTTGAGATAATGGAGGCAAAGTTTGAAAAGGTGGAGGAATTTCACGATAATCTACCATTCTACGAGAACAACCTACTTAAATACTATTTAAAATATAATTGCAAAGCTAAAAAATTAAGCAATGATACTGGCATACCGGTGCGTAGTATTTATGAAACTATCTCTAAAATCAAAAGAAAAGCTAAAATGAGCGATTTATTTAATGAGAAAATCAAATTCACTATTGAGTGTGAAATAGATGTTCCTAAAGAATGGGACATTGACCAAATACTTGATGAGCTGGATAAGATATTTAAAAAAGTACAAGAAAATAAAGAAAATAAATTTACCCCTATATGCTACAAAATATCATAGCAACTTTGATTGTAATGGTAGTATGGTTTGAAATCTACCAAGTTCCAAGCTGGAATAAGTATTTAAAAAAGAAGCCATTTGGTTGTGAGTATTGTCTTCCGGTATATGCTTATTTAATAATTTCACTTTTGCCTATTTATATTAAAGAGATTATTATAGGTGCATTCCTTTCGGTAATCTTATTTCAATTAATCATTAAATTTATAAGAAAATGACACAAGAAGAATTAGATTTTTTATTTGTTACCCAATTAGACAACTCAATTAGCATTCAATATGAAGTATTGAGAAATTTAACTCAACCAGTATTTGAGCAATATAAAGCAATCCACAACAAGTATATCTATGAAAGCAATGATAGAAACAACTGTGGAAGCTGCGTTTTTGAACTTGTAAACCGAGTATATAATTATGCCAATAAATATAAAGAAAGCATTAAAGTCGCTGAACAACCGAATGAAGCACCTAATCAAGACAGTGCGAATGGTAAGAAATCTAAAAAGAAAGTAGATGCCGGTATATAAGTGCTCAAATGGAAAGTACCGAATAGGTAACGGATCTTGCATTTATGACACGCAAGGAAAAGCCGAGAAGGTATATCGTGCAATATTAGCTCAAGGGGAATTTGCTGCTAAGGTAGTGAGTTTTGACTTTGATGATACCTTAAGCACTACAAAAGGTCAAGAGAAAGCAAAGCAAATGTTAGCAGAAGGATATAGAGTATTAATCATTACTGCAAGACAAAGTAAGGATAGTAAATCGGTATTTGAAGTGGCTGACAAGCTCGGAATAAGAAGGAGTGATATTTACTTTACGAATGGTAAGAACAAGTGGGAAACAGTTAAGAGGTTGGGAGTAGCTATCCATTACGATAACAACCAAGAACAAATAGATTTAATAAATAAAATGACTAAAACCGAAGGCAAACTATTCAAATGATAAAATTATCAAGTTTAAAGCTCAATCCAGAAAATCCAAGAGTAGTAAGAAACGAGAATTTTAAGAAATTGGTAGAAAGCATAAGGACATTCCCTAAAATGCTTGAGTTAAGACCTATAATTGTAGATGAGAATAACATAATAGTAGGTGGAAACCAAAGATATAGAGCTTTACTTGACTTAAATTACAAAGAAATAGAAGATATTTGGGTAAAGAAAGCTACTGATTTTAATGCTAAAGAGCTAAAAGAGTTCTTAATTAGAGATAATATTAATGCTGGAGAATGGGATTATGAGCAGTTAGCTAATGAATGGGATGCAATAGAGCTTCAAAATTGGGGTTTAGATGTGCCTATTTGGAATGAAGATAAGGAAGAAGACAATACAAAAGGGAGTGGAACTATCTGTCCATCATGTGGAGTAGAATTTTAATATGCAAAAACACACAAAACTATACCTTGATTACTTCGGATATGATACCGGATCATTCATACCTTGTGAAGTATGTGGCACAAAGGCTACTGATATTCATCATATTGATTGTAGGGGTATGGGTGGCACGAAAAAGGAAGATACAATAGAGAACTTACAAGCATTATGTAGAATTTGCCATATTCGCTACGGAGATAAAAAGAATTATAAAGCCTTCTTAATAGAAACACATAAAAAAGTAATAGAATATCATAAATAACTATGGAACAATCACCAGTTGAATTCTTACAATCATTCATGGAGCAAAATAGATACTTCATAGGTAATGACTTACTAATAGCATTCATAAAGGCTCAACAAATACACGAGCATCAAGTTAAAACTGCATATATTGAGAGTAATAGCTACCAATCAGCAGAGCAATACTTTAACGAAAAGTTTAATAGATGATATATCAAATAATGTTTAGTATAGTAGGTTTAAAAGCCTTAATATTGCTTATAATTGTAATGTGTGATAAACTACAAAAATTTAGAAACAAATAAGAGAAATGGCTAACGAACAGAATTTAAGACCGGCTAAAAAAGGAGAGGTAAGAAATCCTAATGGCAGACCAAGAAAGTTTGTATCAGCTTTAAAAGAGCAAGGGTACAAAATGAGCGAGGTAAACGATGCTATCCAGGTACTTATGTCTATGACTCTTGAAGAGTTGGCAGATACCTTTAAAAATCCAAATGCAACGATATTAGAAAAGACAGTCGCAAATGCTTTAAAGAAATCTCTTGAGAAAGGCAGCTTATATTCTTTAGATACTTTAATGAGTAGGGTATATGGTAAACCAAAAGAAACTGTAAGCCAAGAAGTAACTATTAATACTGTAAATGTTAAGGTAGTAGAAAGTGCAATACCTTTAGCAAGTAGCGAGAACGAGATTAAATAGTTGCAAAAAATACAACAGTTGAATATTGAGTCACCAATAAGGTCACTAATAAGGTCACTAATAAAAATCACATTAAATTGTCATAAAACAACATAAAACAACACTTTTTGTACCTTTAAAGGTATATTATCACATTAAAACAACTTATTTATACCATTAAGGGTATATTGAACGATAAATAACAAAATATGAACGACAAAAAACAACGAGTTATTGCAAATGATATAGACAAAGTAAATGCCTATCTTGATGAGGGGTGGGTAATAATAAGCATTCACACAACCAACACAACAACCATATTCCTATTACAAAAGGATTTTACCTTAAAATAATGTTCACAACCGGAGTACTTTATAAAGCTAATTTAGATGCCAAAGAGGATATTGTAGTAAATCAAGGGGGTACTTCCTCTGGTAAAACCTACTCTATCCTCCAGGTGCTATTTACTTTTGCAGTAAGTCAGCCGAATTTAGTTATAACAATAGCTGGTCAAGATATACCTAACTTAAAAGCCGGAGCGTTAAGAGATGCCATCACTATTTGGAGCTCAAGCGAGGAACTAAAACAATTAGTTAAGGAATATAACAAGTCGGATAGAATATTTACCTTTCAATCTGGAAGTATAATAGAGTTTAAGAGCTATGATGATGCTCAAGATGCCAAGAATGGTAAAAGGGATTACTTATTTATCAATGAGGCAAATGGGGTGCATTACGATGTATTTAATGAGCTTTATATGCGTACTAAAGTTAAAACCTATATTGATTACAATCCAAATGAGGCTTTTTGGGTGCATGAGAAACTTTTAGGACAACCAAATGTTAAATTATTAATATCCGATTATAGGCACAATCCATTTATAGACAAGAAGTTAGTTGAGAAAATTGAAAATCTCAAAGAGGTTGATCTTGAATTATGGAAAGTATATGCCAGAGGAATAACCGGAAAGATTGAGGGTTTAGTATTTAGAAACTATACAAGGTGTAGCGAAATACCAAGTGATGCAGAATTAGTCGGTTATGGCTTGGACTTTGGGTTTACAAATGATCCTTCGGCTTGTGTTGGGGTATGGAGGTATAATGGAGAGCTTTATATTAAGGAGTTTGTTTATGAAAGGCAATTGACTAATCCAATGTTAGCAGATAAATTAAAAGAGCAAGGTATTGCTTCGGTTATTGCAGATAGTAGTGAGCCTAAATCTATTCAAGAGTTATTTAATTGTGGTATCAATGCAAGTGGAGTAAAGAAAGGGGCTGACTCGGTAAGAGCTGGATTGAATATCTTAAAGGCATTTAAAATGAATATCACAAACGATAGTACTAATCTATTAAGAGAGTTAGCAAGTTACAAGTGGAAGCAAAAAAATGGCGAAATGCTTAATGAAGTTATAGGAATGAATGACCACGCAATTGATGCTTTAAGATATGTGGCACTCACTTACCTACAAGGTGGGTTTGGGCAATACTCCTTTTCGTAGGGTACTTTCTATTTTTTACCTATTTAAAATAAACTACAACAATTAATTTATGAGCAAAATGGATTGGCACTCAGTCAGCGTTTATCAGTTTCAACAATTGGAACAACTTAAAACAGATGACAACTTTGAAGCTATCGTTAAGGTAGTAGCAATTCTATACAACTTGACTGAAAAGCAAGTAGATGCTATGCCTATGAACGAATTTAACAAGAAATGCAAGGAGATTGAATTTATCTACAAAGAGCAACTACCGAGCAAAACTTGTAAGTATATCAAAGCAAATGGCAATGTTTATCGTTTCATTCCAGATATAAGAGAAATAAGAGTAGGTGGAACGGGTAGATATATAACAACTAAATACTTCCAAAGAGATGTAGTACAGAACTTACATAGGATTGCAGCTTCAATGGTAATGCCACAAAAAAAGAGTTGGTTTGGTTATAGGGATTTAAAATATCAAGACCAAGACCACGATATATATGCAGAGGATTTGTTGAGTGCATCAATTGTAGAGGTTTACGGAATGGTTGTTTTTTTTTGCAAAGTATATCTAAATTGGATGGACAATTCAAAGGACTATTTGGAGAGCCTATTGAAAGCAGCGAAGATGAGCCAATCCGAGTCCGAGAAAGTGGTAAACGATTTATGGACACTTATGGCTGGATCTATCAAGCAGCAATTGTTGCCGAACACGAAAGAGTAAAGTTAGATGAGGTATACGATATGCCGGTACTTCAATTCTTAAATGATTTAGCATATTTGAAAGCGAAACAAGATTACGAGCAACAACAGATTAAAAACTTGAAATGATTTATACAATAGGAGATAATAAACAAGATTTTACTACAACCGGAAGAATGGATGTGGTAGAGGATTTGTTAGCTACCTACGCCAAGAAGTTTATTGAAGCAGCACAAAGGAATTTAAGAGCAAAGCAGAAGATTGATACCGGTGCTTTATTAGATATGACCTTTGATGTAAGCTATATGGGTAAAAGCTATATGGTTACAATTGGCTATCCTAAAGACAGTAAAGCTGCAGAGTATTGGGATTTTGTCAATCAAGGGGTTGCCGGAGTAGGTAAAACTTTAAGTGGAAGTCCTTATAAATTCAAAACTAAAGGAGCATCTAAAAAAATGATAGATGCAATGCAAGGTTGGATTACAAGGCACAATATTAGACCAAGCGACAAATACACTATATCTGGTTTAGAAAAGAAAAGAAAGTCAATAAGAAGTACAGTAAGCCAAACAACCAAATTAAGAAGTTTAGCGACTGCCTTTGCAAGAAGTATAAAAAAGAAAGGTATTGAGCAGACAAACTATTTTGACAATGCTTTAAAACTATTTAATTCAGCAGAGTTCCAAAAGGACTTGTCGGAAGCAGTAGGTTTTGAGATACAAGTAGCAATAAAAAATTCATGGGAAAATAATAAATAATGGGTTTAGCAGTTTTACAAGGCAATTATGCCAAAAATCAAATGAGGTCTATATGCAGACCAGTCATTCACGCATTCGGAGAAAATCAACCTATAACTACTCCAAGTTATGCTTATAATCGTTATATATTTGATGTATATATAAATAGTGTGCTTGTATTAAGAGAATACAAAGCTATTACAATGGGTGCTACCTATCATGCTTATCTTGATGTAGCTCCGATAATAAAAAACTATATTCAAGCTAATATAAGCTCTGCATACTTCCCTTATATAGAATATCAGGTTAAATATGGAACAGAAAATACAAGTGGAGTGATTACTACTAATGTAGCTACCGAAACGAGTTATGCTTGGTATGGGTATCCATCATTCTTAAATGATAGTTTGCTGCCGGATTTAGGGTTAGTTTCTTATGGTGGAACATTACCTTTGTATTTAAGCACAAACAGATATAGAACAATTAATTCTTATGGGAATTACTCGGTTTATATTCCTATATTCAAATCACAAACCTATGTTGGAGGTACAGTTAATTTTGGCACTTTAGCAAGTCCATCTACTTATTCATTTGCCGACTCTTTAAATGCAATAGGTGTTTATAATGCTAAACTAACAAGTTCAATCTTATTTGGAGATGCAAGTAAAGTATTTTTTGATGTTGATGGCGATCCATTCTATAATGCACTCAATAACACTACGATAGATATAAACTTCAACTGCACAAAGAACAATCCGGTTATGCTTCACTTCCTAAATGCAATGGGTGGTTTTGAGAGCTTCTTATTTTCTGGGGTTAATCGTGTAAATACAAACATAGAAAGACAATCTATAAATAAATTAGGGTTAATTACAACCTATACAACAAGTGCTTTTGATATTGGAGTTAACATAAATAGAGTTTATAATAACACTTTAGGCGAGGTTAAAACTAACTACGCAAATACAATGACTCATAAAATTAAATTAGTAAGCGAATATGTTACTGAAACTGACTTTTTATGGTTGAGGGAATTATTGGCATCTCCACAAGTATTTGCTCAAATAGATAATAATACTTTAATGATACCGGTAACAATAGAAACAAGCGACTGGGCAGAAAAGAAAAGAGGAGCAGATAAGATATTTAATTTAGAGATAGACATTCTATTAGGCATACAACAAACTCAATTACGATAATGAGGACACAAATATTTGTAGAGGGTTTTGAATTAGATTTGACAAATGATATAGCTTGTGAGATTAGCTATGTTATTGATGATGTAAAGGACTTTGGCAGTAAGAATACAAGTTATTCAAAGACAATAGTAATACAAGGAAGTCAAAAGAATAATAAGATATTCAACCATATCTCCGAGCTTGGTAGATTTTTAGCCATTGAGAATGTAAATACTCAAGCACCTAATGTTAATGAGAATTACACTGCAGCAGTTGGAAGCAATTGTATTATATTAGTAGACAATATCCAAATCTTTAAAGGTAAATTAAGGGTTATGGAGGTTGTCAAGTATGCTAATCATGTAGAGTATGAATGTGCAGTATTTGGAGAATTAGGTGGGTTTTATTATGAGTTGAGTAAAGGAATTACCGATGAGGTATCAAATGTTAATTCCGGCACTAAACTTCTTGAGCAGTTATATCTTGATGACCTTAATCATACTTATAACTATGCAAATATGGTGGCATCTTGGACTAATAGAAATACAAATCCAGGCGTTGGGTATTTCTATCCGTTGATTGACTATGGCAAGGTGGCTGAAACTTCTGCAAGAGCTCATTTTTACGAACAAGCATTAAGACCGGCAGTTTATGTAAGGGAATACATACAAAGGATTTTTAATTTAAGTGGATATACTTACGATTGTGCTTTCTTTGATACTGCTTTTTTCAAGAGATTAATAGTTCCTAATAACGATGACAGATTAAAGATTTTAGTATCTCAATTATTAAACATAGGTACAACACAATATACATTTGGATTGACTGCAGTATCTCCTTATACATTCCTTTGGTATGCTGGTACGTTTAGAGATTTTGCAAGTATAGGTGGTGGGCAATATCAATATACTGGAGCTACAACTGTAAATAATACTCAATTTAATTTGTTTATGAACTTGTCTATTGTAGGGCAAGGATTTTATTCTATTAAGTTATTTAAGAATGGAGTTCAATTTGCTATTTTAGATAGCTTCCAAACTTCAAATCAAGGAACTGCTAACGATCCATATATTTATGGCAAGAATTTAAGTACAGTAGTAAATCTTGTTACAAATGATATTTATAAAATAGTTATTGAATATTTACCATACGTTGGAGGATTGACTTCTACAATTGTAACTAATAATTCAACTTGGTATATTGATACTCCGGTTAAAACTGCAACTCAAGCAGTAATAGGTGATACTTTACAAATGAGTTATTGCGTACCTAAAAACATCAAAATAACGGACTTCTTTACTTCAATCCTTAAAATGTTTAATCTTTATGTGGTTGAGGATAAGAATATAGCTAAAAAGCTGATAATCACACCATATATAGATTTCTACTTAAACGATAATTTAGATTGGAGCGACAAACTTGATAGAAGTCAAGAGATTAGGTTAAAACCTATGGGCGAATTGAATGCTCGTGTATTTAATTTCAAATATAAGAATGATGATGCTTATTGGAATAAAACATACAAAGAAAAGTATAACGAAGGTTATATGGACTTTAGTTATGATAGCGAATACGAGTATGCTAAAGACAAAGATGATTTAGAGGTTATATTTGCATCTACTGTTAATTATGCTCCAAATAATCAACCTAAAATAGTTCCGGCTTTATACAAGGAAGGTAACTTTGCAGATGAGAGTATTACTTCAAGCAATATCCGTATTCTACAAACCAAAATGCTAACTGTTGCCAATTGGGATATAAAGAATACCGGTGGTGGTAACTATCAAACTAATATAACTCAATTCCCTTATGCTGGTATGTGGGAGCATCCAACTGTTCCAGATAATGGCACTTACTTTCAATCATTAGGTTGGGCATCTCCAAAAGAGATTTATTACACAATTACCGGCACTACTGTTAATTATGGGTTATTCAATTCATTCTGGAGTCAATACTTTGCAGAAATAACAAATCCTAATAGTACAATCCTTACTGCTCAATTTCATTTAACGAGTATGGATATAAGAACATTAGATTTTGCAAAAAACATACTTATAGATGGAACGATGTGGAGAATAAATAAAGTAGATGGTTACGATCCATTAAGCGAGAAACCTACGAAAGTAGAATTATTAAAAGTAATAGACACAATTTATTAAAATGGCAGATAATATAGTAGGCACGAAGATAGTTATTGACTCTTCTCAAGCAGTTGAGTCGGTTGGTAGTGTAAAAGCTCAATTAAAAGCTGCAAATGCAGAGTTAATTGCAATGGCTGATAAATTTGGCGAAGGCTCAAAGGAAGCAGTTGTAGCAGCAAAAAGAGTTGCAGAATTAAAAGATAGAATAGGTGATGCTAAAAGTATGGCAGATGCATTTAATCCAGATGCTAAATTTAGAGCTTTTAGTCAATCTTTACAAGGTGTAGCCGGTGGGTTTGCAGCAGTACAAGGGGCAATGGCTACTTTTGGGATTGAGAGCGAGGATTTGCAACAAACTTTAGTAAAAGTACAAGGTGCTTTAGCTTTAAGTGAGGGTTTAAATACCTTTTTAGATACCGGTATTCAAGGCTTTAAAAACTTAATATCTGTAATTCAAAATAGCACCATTGTAATTAAGGCAAATGAGTTAGCGACTAAGGCTGCAGCAGTTACAATGCGATTATTTGGAATTGAGGTAGAAACTACGAGTGTGGCTTTTAATGTTCTTAAAGGGGCTATTGCAGCAACTGGTATAGGTTTACTTGTGGTTGCTTTAGGGCAAGCAGTTTCTTATTTTGATAAACTTTCAAATGCAGCAGAAGAAGCTACTGAAAAGCAAAAAGAGTTTAATAGAACAATTAAAGAGGGTAGCAAGTATGAACTTGACCAATTGACTCAATCTTTAGAAAATCAAAAATCAATAGATATAGCTAAAGCAAAAGCAAGGGGAGCAAGTGAAAAAGAGATATTTGAAATTGAACAAAGTTATAGAAGAAGAAAAACAGAAGCTCAAATTAGATATTATAATGATATTAAAAAAATAGACCAACAAGGTGCAAAAGATGCTTTAAATACTATTAATAAGTCAAATACGGAGGGTATAGTTGCTAATTATGAATACCAAGCAGCAGAGAGAAAAAGAAGACAAGAGTCAGCAAGACAAGCTAAAGAGGCAGCAGAAAAAAGAAAGAAAGAATTTGAGGATAGCAAGATTGAGCTAACTGAAATGAAGTCAATAACTCAAATTGCATCTACAGAAGAGCAAAATAGTTATAAAGATGTAAGTAAACTTAAAAAACAAAACATTGTTTTAAATACTCAAGTTGCAGACTCGGAAAGGTTATTAGCTCGTTCTAAAATGGAGTCAGCTATTATAGCTCTTGATGCTATTTCGCAAAGTTTAGCTACTGCAAGTCAATTAGCAGATGAAGGAAGTGATACTCAAAAAGCGTTGGCTATTTCAAGTGCAATTATCTCGGCTATCTTATCAGCTCAAAAGGCTTATGAAAGTACAGTAGGTATTCCAATTGTCGGACCAGCTTTAGCTCCTATTAATGCCGGTATAGCTTTATATGCTGGTTATAAATCAGTACAAAAAATTAGAGATGTAAAAACTCCTGGAGCAAGTAGTAGTGGAGGGGCAAATATGCCAACTGGTAGTTTTGGAGCAGCACCGGTAAGTCCAGCTCCTATGCAGCAAACAGTAACACAATTAAATCAAGGCACAATAAACGCACTCGGAAATCAAGCTATAAAAGCATACGTTTTAGAGAGCGATGTAACAAATTCACAAAATAGAGTAACAAGAATACTTAATTCAAGTCGCTTTAAATAACAATTAAACTATTTATTATTATGAAATATGACTCAAACATTCAAACATATTACTTGGATATCAGCTCCGACTTCAACGATGATAGTGAGGTGGACTTCATCGCACTCGTTGACAAGCCTGCAATTCAAAAGAATTTCTTAAAGTTTGCTGACTCATTTAGTGACTATCCAAAAAGTGTAAAGAATACTGCTCAAAAGGCTTTAGATTGGGCAGAGGAAAATGGTTGGGGTACTTGTGGTACTCCGGTAGGTAAAACAAGAGCTAATCAATTAGCAAGTGGAGAGCCAATATCTTTAGACACAATCCAAAGAATGTACTCTTATTTAAGCAGACATAAAGTAGATTTAGAAAGCTCTAAAACCTACGAAGATGGTTGTGGTAAATTAATGTACGATGCTTGGGGTGGCGAAGCTGCTTTAACTTGGGCAGAAAACAAACTAACGAGTATTCAAAAAATGAAATTCTCAATCAATGAAGATGAGCAAATAGTTTCTGGTCCTTTAATGTTAAGCGACACTCCGATTTACAGATTTGATGCAAACGGAGAGTATTACGTTGTATTCAATGCTGCTACTATTCAAAAGATAGTACAAAAGTATTTCCAAAAGGGATACCAAGCAAACGTAAACTTAATGCACGATCCAATGCAAATAGTTGATGGGGTTACTTTATTTGAGAGCTTTATTACTTCAAAGAAAAGAGGCATACAACCAATGGTTGGATTTGAAGATGCTCCGGAGGGTAGTTGGTTTGGTAGCTTTAAAGTAGATAATCCAGAAGTATGGGCATCTATTAAAAACGGAGATTTCAAAGGCTTCTCGGTTGAGGGTTTATTTAAGTATAAAAGACCGGAAGAAATGAAAGCCGAGCAAATAAAAGCTCAAATTAAAAACTTACTTGAACAAGTTAAGTTGCACTAAAATTATTGTTCACTAATTAAAATAAAATATATCATGCACCCAATTGATTTCGTAAACAAAGTAAAAGAGCTATTTAACGATGCTCCAATTGCTACAGAAAGTCAAGTTGAGTTTGTAGAGTACACTTTAGAAAATGGTACTACAATCAACGTAGATAAGTATGAAGTAGGTGGCGTAGTTACTTTAGCTGATGGAACTTTTGCACCTATGGGAGAGCACATTTTAGCAGACAAATCTGTTATCATCGTTGATGAAAACGGAGTGATTGTTGAAATTAAAACTCCAGAGGTAGAAGAAGAAATGCCGGAAGTAGATGCCGAGCAAGAATTAAAAGAAAAGATTGCTAAACTTGAAGAAGAATTAGCAGCTACTAAAGGTCAATTTGAAGAGCAATCTGCAAAATTGGTAAGCCAAGAGGAAAATGCTTTAGCAATGTACTCTAAATTTGAAGCAGCTATTAAAGATTTAGCTTCTGCAATTGAGGGTTTAGCTACAACTGCTACTGCTGATCCAATTGATGCTCCAAGTAGCTTTCAAAAAATTGAAAAGAAAAACGAAAAAATCAGCCGCTTCTTAGAAATGGCTAAAAAAGTAAAATAATCAAATAACAATTAAAACTAAAAAAAATGTCATTTAACGTAAGTGCTTTAGCTAACTACACTACAGAAAATCAAGATTTGTTAGTGTCTGCTGCCGTATTAGGCGCAAAAACTGCTACTTTGATCAAAAATCAAGGTAACGTAATGGTAGGTGTAAAATCTGCTGAAAAAATCAACATCATGGATACTGATGCAGTATTCCAAGCTGGTGGAACTTGTGGCTTCAACAATAGTGGTACTACTACTTTCACTCAAAGAACTGTAACTATTGGTAAAATCAAAGTTAATGAGTCTCTTTGTATCAAATCTTTAGAAACTAAATATCTTCAAAAAGCATTACCGGCTGGATCAATGTATACTGAAATGGTTTATGCTGAAGATTATTCTAACTTAAAAGCTGCTAAAATTGCTGCTCAATTAGAAACTGCTTTATGGCAAGGTGATACTGCTTCTGGTAACGCAAACTTAAATAAATTTGATGGTTTAGCTAAATTGGCTGCTGCTGATGGTACTGTTATCTTAGCTAACACTACTACTTTCTTACCAGCTGCTATCACTACTGCAGTAGGTATTACTACTTCTAACGTAGTTGCTATAATGGATGCAGTTTACAGAGCTTTACCGGCTGAAATCGTTGCTAAAGATAGCACTAAAATCTTCTGTGGTCAAGATGTATTCCGTACTTACACTATCGCATTGAAAAATGCTAATATGTTTAACTATGCAGTAGATGTAAAAGCTGATAGCTCATTCTTCTTACCAGGTACTTCAATTGAAGTTATTGCTACTCCAGGTTTGAACGGTACTTCTAAAATCTACTCTACTAACTTAGAGAACTTATTCTTAGGTACTGACTTATTGAACGAAGAAGAAAGATTTGAAATCTTCTACGCAAAAGAAGCTGATGAAGTACGTTTCGTAAGCGAATTTAAAATGGGTGTGAACTATGCGTTCGGTACTCAAATGGTTGCTTTCGTATTAGTATAATAAAATTATAGTGGGGGTTTAAATACTCCCACTTTTCTTCTAAAATCTTAAATTATTAAATTATGCCATGTGCTTTAACTCAAGGGTTTATACTGGACTGTAAAGAGTCTTTAGGTGGCGTTAAGTCGGTAAGATTTGTAGAATTTGACAATGTTGCTTCAATAGCTTATGCTGCTGGAGTTGCTACATTAACAATGGTTGCTTCTAAAAAATTCTGGAAGTATAATCAAGTTCGTGAAACTTCATCTTTTACAGAAACAATAACTGCTAACGTACAAAACGGAACTATCTTTTATCAACAAGAAGTTACTGTTATTATTAACAAATTAGCTGCAGCTACAAGAAACGAAATCTTGTTACTTGCTAAAAATAGATTGATGGCTATCGTTGAAGATATGAATGGTGCATTTTGGTTAATTGGTGCAAAAAATGGTTTAGATATTACTTCTGGTAATTCTGCTACTGGTACTGCATCTGGCGACAGAAATGGCTATACTTTAACATTCCAAGCAATGGAAGCTGATCCTATGTGGTCTGTATCTGCTGGAGCAATAACTGCTATCACAAACTAAGGTTGTTCGTAGTTGTATATAAAAGAGGGGTGGTTTTTACCACCTCTTTTTGTATTTTTAGAGGTTTGCCTATTTACTAATAGAATGGTACTAAACGTTGACAATCCTACTAATTTTATCTTCACTCTAAATGAAAAAGAAACGAGTGCATGGGCTTATTGGTATTTTCAGTTTACTAATGTGGTTACGAAGCAAGTAATAACTGTAGTAAAATTGAGAAGCACCGATTTAAGTCCTTATCCTAATAGATACAATGAATTTCCTTATGCTTTTTTCAATGCTTTAACAATAGGGCAATGGAATTATTTAGTATTTGGCTCAAATTCTGGAGTAGCTACAACCGGTCAAGAATTGGAAGTTGGTTTAGTAAGGGTAATTGACAATGATACAGTATTTACAACTAACGAAACATTAAATACATATGTAGTTTATGGATAATTTCAGTATATTAACATTTGCAGAAGCAAGACAACCGGACTATAAAGAGAAAAAGGGAGTAGGTTATTATGAGTATGGTCATATGAATGACTACCCAGAATACTTATTAGAGCTTTATAAGAAATCTGCAAAGCACCAAGCATTAATAAAAGGTAAGATTAATTATATCTGTGGCAATGGCTGGAAAGCTGGTGATGTTTACGGAGAGCTTTTTATTAAACACGCAAACCAAGTAGAAACACTTGAGGAAGTAACTAAAAAGATAGTAACTGATAATGAGCTTTTTGGTGGCTTTTATCTTCAAGTTATTTGGTCAATGAATGGCATGATCTCGGATATTTACCATGTAGATTATTCTAAAGTTAGAACTAACAAAGACAACACAGAGTTTTGGATTAAAGACAATTGGAAAGATAGACACGAGGAGGTTAAAGTATATCCGGCATTTAATCCCAACTTCCCTAAAGGAAGCCAAATCTTATTTGTAAAAGAATATAGAGCTGGTATTAGCATTTATCCTTTGCCATCTTATTTCGGTGGTTTGAATTATATTGAAAGTGATATAGAGGTAAGTAAGCACGTTTTAGGTAATGCACAAACTGGCTTTACTCCAAGCAAATTAATTACTTTACCTAACGGAGAGCCAAATCCAGAAGAGAAAAGAATTATTGAGCGTAAGTTTGAGAATAAGTTTACAGGTAGTGATGGTAAGAAATTCCTTTTGTCATTTGTAAACGATAGTGGCAGAAAGCCTATTATAGATGACTTGGGTGCAAGTGATTTAACTAAAGAAGATTTCGGTCATGTAGATGAGTTGATTAGAACAAACATTTATGTAGCTCATCAAATTACTACTCCGGCTTTATTTGGTATTGCAGAGCCTGGCAAATTAGGGACAAGACAAGAGATGCGTGATGGATATGAGATATTTAAAAACACTTATATCAATTACAAGCAAAGACAAATTGAAGCAGTTATTAACATGATAGGCAGTTACAGAGGTGTAAAAGAGCCAATGTACTTGATAGCAGTTGAGCCAATAGGTATTGAATTTGGAGAGCAAACAATAGCTGCAGTAGCACCTAAAGAGTGGATATTAGAGAAGTTGGGTATTGATATGAGTCAGTATCAAACACAACCACAACAAATGAGCGATGAGTTTATATTTGAGGAGTTTGGCGAATCAAGTGAGAATTTCCAAGTATTCAAAAAGAAAGCAAGATTTGATGAATATACCGATTACGAATTATTTGCAACTATAAACCAAACTAAAGCTGATATACTTGACTTAATAAGCAAGGATAAAAGAATAACACCGGAAGTAATTGCAGATACTTTAAAAATTGATATTGATGTTGTAAATAGAAATATTGAGGATTTAATTAAAAGTGGTAGTTTAGCTCAAGGAACGGAGAACGGAGTTTTAATTCATGAATTAACTGCTCCTTTAAAGGACTTAACTAAAATAGAGCCAGAAACTAAATCTTTTATGATTAGATACTCTTATGAGTGGAAAAATGATATACCGATTACACAAAGAGATAGTGAAAAGCACCCAAGTAGAGAGTTTTGTAAACGATTAATGTCTTTAGATAAATTCTATTCAAGAAGTGATATTGAGCAAATTAGTGCAAGATTAGGTTATTCAGTATGGGACAGAAAAGGTGGTTGGTGGACTATGCCAAGTGGCGAACATTCTCCAAGCTGCCGACACGAATGGAAAAGCAATATCGTAATGCGTAAAAACAAATAAAAATGAGCAAGAACATACTTATAATTAGTCCTAATTCAATAAAAGAGCGTAGTGGTTTAGCTGGTAACGTAGATGAGAAACTACTTTATCCAGAAATCAAAACGAGCCAAGATATGTACATACATCCGGCTCTTGGTACTGCTCTTTATAATCGCATTCTTACTGGTATTCAATCTAATAACTTAACTTCGGCAGAGGTTACTTTAATCAACGATTACATTGCAGACACTTTGGTATATTATGTATTAAGCGAGTTAAGTGTAGAATTAAACTTCCAAATGTACACGAAAGGTACAGTACAAAAAACGGGAGATAATACTACTCAACCATCAATGCAAGATTTGTTAGATATTTCAGCAAGATACAAAACAAGAGCAGAGTTCTACAAAGAGAGATTAATCAATTATTTAAAATACCAAGCTTCAATAGGTAACTTACCTTTGTATATTAATCCAGGAAGCACGATTGAAACGATACTACCGGATAATGATGCTTATACAAGTTCTATATTTTTAGATGATTGTTACGATAGAAAAAGAACGTTTGAAGAGAAGTATCAAGGCAACATATTTAGAAACTGCAACGATTGCTAATGGCAAAAAATTATAACAATAAAAATGTTGAGAAGTTAAAACTCTTCTTGGCTAAAATTGAAAAAAATGACACTAAACCAAGTAATACAAACAATAAGCTCGTTAGGGGAAAGTCATAAGCAAGTCAAAACAGTTTTTTTCGGAGACACGTTTGACTTTTTAGAGCAAGGGGATAATAACTATCCAGCTATGTTTTTTAACATTGCTAATGGCTCTATAAGTGGCAATGTGATGACTTTTAATGTTGAGTTATTTACTTTGGATAAAACCTTACAAGACCAAACCAATGTAGAGGATGTAAAAAGTGACTGCATTCAAATAGGTGGGGATATACTTTCAGCTTTAAAATACAATCAAGAAATTCGTTTAGGCGATGTTTCTTTTGATGTGGTTGAAGAGCAAACTCCGGACTATTTAGGTGGGGCAAGATTTAGCTTTACTTTGGGTGTAGATTTTGTATATAACGAGTGTCAAATTCCTAATTAATCCTATTTAAAATAAAATACAATGGCAAATTTTAAGAGAGAAACGAATGATCAAGCAGCTGGTGCGTTAAGTATAACGAAATCCGATAGTACTGTTCTTGATTTGACTGGTGGTCTTTATATTGGAACTGGTGGAGATGTTGCGGTAACTATGGGTAACGGTGGAGTATTCACATTTAAGAATGTGGCTAATGGTACTTTCATGCCTATCCAAGTTATTAAAGTAATGTCTACTAACACAACTGCTTCTGATATAATCGCTTTATACTAATGCTGAACATAATAAAAAATACAATTAATAGGGTATTTGCATCTGGGGTGGACTCGGATGCATCTGCTTTTATTACTGCTACTGGATTGAGTGGTACAACACAAAAATCTGCTATTACTACTTTAGTAAAGGACTTAAAGAGTTCTGGCTTATGGAGTAAGATGAAAGCAGTATATCCAATGGTTACTGATAATAGAAATTTGTTTAGTTATACTCAAGACACTTCAAATGCATATTGGGGCAAAAATAATTTGACTTTAACTCAAAATGTAGCTAATCCATTTGGTGCTAATACTGCGTATTTAATGACTGAAAATTCATCATCTGGATATCACGTTATGTATAGTGGTGTTGTAGCAACAACTGCTTTATCAACTTATTCTTGTTATTTAAAATCAAATGGCAGACAATGGGCTTGGTTATCCGATAATGGAGGGGGCGTTTATTTTGATTTAGTTAATGGTGTTGTAGGTACTGCATCTGGAGGTAGAACTGGAAGTATTACTAACATAGGTAATGGTTGGTATAGATGCGTAGTAAGTAACAATGCTATAAGTGGTGGTAATCAATATTATATAAGTTTAAGTTTGAATGGTGCAGATAGTGGTAATTATACTGGCAATGGAACAAGTGGTATTTATGTTTATGGGAATCAACTTGAACTTGGCTCAACTGCTTCTACTTACCAACCTATTCTAACTACTCCAGCTGCATTTATGGCTTCTCAAATGAAGTACAATCTTAAAGATGCAAGAGATTTAGATGCAGCATTCCGTTTAACTTGGTCTGGAGGTTGGACTTACTCTACAAATGGTGCTCAACCGAATGGTACGAATGGGTATGCTGATACGAAGTTAGTGCCGAGTGCAAATTTGAGTGCAAACAATATACATTTATCTTATTATTCAAGAACTGACTCCGCAGTAGCTTCAAGCTCTACAATGGGAGCTGATAGTGCAACAGATAATTTAAGATTAATTATAAGAAGGACAAGTAATATTGCTTTCACTATAATTGGTAGTGCGACTAAAGGTTTATCACAATTTTTAGTTACTGACTCAAGAGGGTTATTTGTAGCAAATGCTCCAAATTCAACAACAAGAGAACTTTATAAAAATAGTACATCTTTAACTCCAACTTCTCAAAGTGGTTTAGGCTTAAATGGGACTCCAAATGTTAATTTATATTTGAGTGCATATAACAATAATGGGGTTGTATTTGAATATGATAATAAACAATGTGCATTTTCATCAATAGGTGATGGATTGTCAAGTGCTGAAATAGCTTTGTTAAACCAACTTATAACTGACTTCCAAACAACACTTTCAAGAAACGTATAATTATGATAGTTTATAAAATATCCTTAACAGACAAAGAAAAGATACAAGGCAAAGCCTACGCACCAGATTGCTACTTTAACAGTATTCAAGATATACTTGACAACTGGGTTATATCAATAGAGGAATTAAACGGAATAGTATATCCAGAGTTTCTTTATTTAGCAGAGCAACAATGCGAAGAAGTAGATGGAGAACAAGTATGCCACTATGTAAATGTTACTCCGATTGAGTATCAACCTAAACCAGCTCCACCATTCCCAACTAAATAGAAATGTTTGTAGAAAATCAGCATCACAATAATAATATTTTATTAGTATCTTCATTAGTATTAAATGTAGCAGCTAACTTGACAAAGAGTGATATTACCTTTATTTTAGGTGTTATCGTTTCTTTATTGGCTATTGCTAACTATATAATTCAAATTAAAAAGAATTTAAAAGGTAAAAATGTTAAAAGATAAAGATGGCAAATGGTCGCTTAAAAGAGTTTTGGCACTCATTGGAAGTTTATGCTTGTTCACTAAGTTGTTTTCTCATGAAAGTTCTTCCATTATAGATGCTTGTTTAATGATAGTGCTCATTGGAATAGGTGGCTCGGTCGCTGAAAAGTTTAAAAAAGATTAAATGAAATATATACTACTACTAACAATCATTTTATCCTCATGTTTGACTGAAAAGAAATCGGTTAAGCAGTTGGCGTTAATTCAAAATAAATTCCCTACTCTAATAGCTCAAAATTGTGCTGATAAGTTTCCAAATAAGGAAACAATTGAAGTAAGGGAAGTAATTAAGTTAGATACTATTTTAAATTTAGATACTATCACAAAGGATAGCATAATCAATAACGAGGTTATTCGCTTCGTTTATCTTCCAGGTAAGACAATAACTAAAACAATAAAAAAGGATAGCATTATAAGGCTTGAAAATACTTCCAAACTATTTGTATTGGAAAGTAAATTAAAGGCTTCTAATGAGGCTCTAATTGTCGCTAATAGCAAGTTAAAAACATTAAGGACTATTTTGTATATAATGTTTGTCTTTTCGGTTGTATTGGTACTTCTTAAAAAACTTATATGGTAATATCTAACAAATTAAAAGAGTTAGTTAAAGAATTTGAGGGTTGTGAATTAAAGGCTTATAAATGTCCGGCTGGTATCTGGACCATTGGTTATGGGAATACTCAATATGAGAATGGCAAAGCAGTCAAAGAAAACGATATAATAACTTTAGAAAGAGCAGAGCAATTGTTGGAAATAATACTCATTAAGTTTGTTCAGCAAGTAGTAGAGTTAGTAAAATCCAACATAAATCAAAATCAAAAAGATGCTTTAACTGATTTTGCATATAACTGTGGAGTAGGAAACTTAAAAACTTCTACTTTATTAAAGAAAGTAAATGCTGATCCTAAAGACAAAACAATACGAACAGAATTTGAGAAGTGGACACGAGCAAACGGAAAGGTATTGAATGGCTTGGTTAAAAGGAGAAATGCAGAAGCAAATTTATACTTTTCATAAATAACTACGATGACAAAAAAACAAATCATTATTGAATTAAGACAAGAGTTCCCTAATACTCCGGTAAGGCAATTCTCAAGGATAGTTTATAATAAACATAAACAACTATTCAATGACTTAACAAGCTGCTACAGTCAATGCAATAAGGCACTTGGTAAAGGTGGCGAAGCTACAAGAAAGAATAACAAGAATGCAGAGCCATTAAATCCAGAAAATCCATACCAATTCCCTAAAAGCGAAGCAGTAGAGAATATACCTATTAAACTTCCGTTGGCTAATAACAACATTCTCGTTATATCCGATATTCATGTTCCTTATCACGATATCCAGGCTTTAACTTGTGCTTTTAATTACGGAAGAGATAAGAAAGTTAATACCATTGTAATAAATGGTGATTTAATTGACTTCTACCAAATTAGTCGCTTTCTTAAAGATCCAAGAAAAAAGAGCTTGGCTTACGAGATTGATGTTTGTAAAAACTTCTTACAAGTATTAAGAGCTACATTCCCTACTCAAGATATATACTGGATGCTTGGCAACCACGATGTTCGCTTTAATCATTGGATGATGGCTAAAGCTCCAGAATTACTGGATATAGCTAATGCTTCATTGGAGTCAATACTTGGCTTAAATGAGCTTAAAATACGTTTAATTGAGGATACTAAATTAGTTAAAGCTGGTAAGTTATTTATTCATCATGGACACTTATTGATGCGTGGTGCTTTTAGTCCGGTAAATGCTGCTCGTGGAGCTTATGTAAAGGCAAAGCAAAGTATCTTAATTGGGCACGTTCACAAAGTAAGCGAACATACAGAAACAAATTTAAGTGGAGATATTACTACAACTTGGAGTACCGGCTGCTTATGTGAGTTAAATCCAGATTATGTGCCATTTGCTAACAATTATGCTCATGGGTTTGCTCATGTTATTGTAGATAAAGAGGGAAATTTCAAAGTAGAAAATAAAAGAATATTCAAAGGCGAAATACTTTAGTCATGGCTGAAGAGTTAAACGAGGACCAGGAACAAGAAATCGAATGGGTAGTAGATGAAACTACTGCTTCCGAATACATAAACACATTCTGTTATGCTCTTGCTACAATGGAGCAGCTTAATGTTATGACTAAAGATGATAGAGAAGTTATAGACAATATCAAAGCTAAATCATTACGTATCGTTGAGAAGTTTGTTAATGAAACATACTTTGAGCTCTTCGATGATTAACTATATTCATTTAGATATAAAAGGCTTGTTTTAGTTAATACTATATTCAATAAGATATAATAGTCCACTTTTTTAACTAATAAAATGGACAAGTTAGTAACAATTCTACAAATAATTGCATGAATTTTGCCAAAAGTTAGTTTTATAAACCATTAATTTAGAATAATTTAGAAAAACTTTAAAAAATAATTGACAAAAAATGTTAATTATTGAAATAGTTTGTTTATCTTTGTTCTACCGAAGCAATGATGCAGAGGTTAAAACAAAAACTATGAACAAATTAACAATCCTTTCAACTGCCATTTCACTTGGCTTAATTCAACAAGATCACATTATTCTTGGTATTCTTTTAGTAGCTGCGACTTACTTTACTGTTGTGGTATTTTTAAACGCACAAAACAAAAAATAATGGAGAGCTTAACTAACTGGATGGTAGAAACTAAACCAACTAACAAGTATTTAGCTTGGTTGCTATTAACTATTTTAAGAGATACTGATATTATAAATCCTATACATAGAAAATGGGTTTATAAAACTGCAATATTTAACTTGAGATTGCCTAATAAACCATACTCCGATAGAAACCATGATTGGTATGAAGATTGTATTAAATTAATAACTGCTTATCGTAATTCAACTAAATAACTATGTACACTAAAACACAATTAACACCAAAAGAGCAACAAGCTGCATTTGACCATGCAAAAACTATAATACACCTTTTAATGCAAAGTGAAAAATTAAGAACTTCATTAACTTTTGAACAAGCTAAAGAATGTGCGAAATGGATAACATTAGAAATAATGGAAGAATTAGAGGAAAACTTTGACAATAAAAAAGGGAATAAAAGATATGATTATTTTGCAGAAGTAGATAAATATATTGATTGCTTTTAAAATATACAACTATGTACACTAAAGAACAACTCCACAAAGATTTATTAAAAGATTTAAGATATCATGACTATTCCTATATGTATAGCGAGTCGGAAGAGGTATGGTTAAAAGCAAAGCAAACAAAATTTGATATTAAATTCCGTATTCTTAATCTGGTTATAATGCACAACTATAACAGAGAGCACTTGCTTAATGAATGCTTGAGCTTATTTACTCCTCAATATTTAGAGGGCTTACCACATAGAGAAATCAATAAATTCTTTAACATTTTAAACCAATAACTATGCAACAAATTACTTACAAAGGCTTTCCGGTAACTTTTAGTGCTTACTATCAGCCAGAAGAAAAACAAACACTTGAGCATCCAGGTATTCAAGCTCATTACATTATTGAGGAATTAGCTATATTCGGTATTGATCCTTACGAATTATTAGGGGATAGAAGATACAACTTGCTTATAGCTGAAATTAATGACCTTTTAATGAATTACAATGGATAGAAGATTATCAAGATTAGAGGAAATAGCTACAATATTTGAAGCATCTCTAAAATCCGAAGAAATAGACAATATGCTACATGATTTTTATGTAGATTTGAAATTAAAATGTAAACAAGAAAATATAAAACTATCCATTTATTATGCAGACAACACCGAAGGAGTTAAAATTGAAGAGCCACGAGTTAATTAAATTAAGAACTCAAATTAAGGAATTAAGAAACAATCTAAAGGCTAACAAAGACCAGGTAATAAAAACTGCAATAACAACTGTATGCAAGGACTACAACATAAGTTACGAGGATATTATGAGCAGAAGCAGAAAGCGAAGTATAGTACTTCCGAGAATGGTGTTAATGTATAAACTATATCAAACCGGCTTCACTTTAATGGAAGTAGGTGCTATATTTGGAAAGGATCATACTACTGTTATTCATGCTATTAGGCTTATAGAATTGCAAAAGGATTTGTACTCGGATATTATTTTATAAAGAAATTTTGTTAATTAAAAAACTTTATTTACCTTTGTTAAACTTCTGGCCGGAGTTATAAAAGCCACTACAACTATGAACAAACTTTACACTGCTATTGCAGCATTCCAACAAGAAGTGCCGGTAATTCACAAAGGCACTCAAGGCTATGGTTATTCTTATGCAGATTTACCAGCTATTTTTTCAATTATTAATCCATTAATGGCAAAGCATGGATTAGGTTTTACTCAAGTAGGTCAAGGTACTGCTTTAAAAACAATTATATTCCATGTAGAAAGTGGGGAGTGTTTAGAGAGTGTATTTGAAATTCCTCAAGGAGTTCAATTATCTAAAATGAATGACTTTCAAGTGCTTGGCTCTGCTATTACTTATATGCGTAGATATGCTTTAAGTTCTGCTCTTGGGCTTGTAACTGATAAAGATACTGATGCTTCTGGCGAACAAGTAAAGCCTGGCATTGATGCCGAATTAATTAATAAACTTGCTAAATGTAAAGATATTACAGAATTACAAATGCTATACTCTACAAAAGAAGATTGGAGTAATGCAGAAAAAACTTTATTCACTAATCGCAAAAAATCTTTAAAATAATGTTTGAACAAGACAATTGGATGAGCAGTAGGCTGGGAAAGTTTACTGCTTCCGAAATAGGAAACTTACTTAC